AGCATCATAAGCTTCTGCAACTAAAGTATAACCATCAGCGTTAGAACTTACTACTAACACTTTCATGCTAACTAAACCAGTACCGTTGTCAGTAATTAACAATGTATTACCAACTCTAATACCTGAACTAGCAGGATTGTTAGCACCTGGTGTTATTACAATGTCAATTTTTGGAAAACCACCAGCGTTAACAGTTACAGCTACATTATCATAAGCAACGTGTAATCTATTTTGCTCTGTCCAAATTACTTGATCAGATGTCATTGGCATTTCAGCGCCAACCATTCTCAAGAAACCTCCTAAAGTTCGGTTTCCGTATCTTTCTACTTCAGCTTCATAAAGCTCAGGTAGATATTGTTGTGCCCATTGCGAAAAACCAGCGCCTTGAAAATCGATATAATTATCTTGTACAGCTACTTGATTTGGCATTGGGGTAATAGAGGCTGGGAAGCCCCCTCCAGATAATCCCATAATTTCTGTTTTTTTTAGTTGTTGTTATTTTTTTATTTTAAATTTCAACTTAGAACTATCTGCGCCAGTGACTGCTTTTACTTTTAATCCATTAATAAACACATCACCTCCAGCTTGTGGCCTTGGTTCACTTGTTATATTTTTAGATTTTGCCATCATATCTTTAATAGCGTCGGCTTTACCTTGCTCGTAAAAATGATTAGCAATAGTATCTGCATTGTCAGCAGCGTAAATAGCTTTGTGATAACCTACAGTATCAACAACTTCACCCTCATTGTTTAAGAACTTCTTAACAAACGTGTTTAAGTTTGACTGTTTTTCTGCAACATCATAAGCATTTGCAACATTGTATCTAAATTTCTTTTCACCTAAGTTAAATTCAAAACCTTTGAAATCATCAGTAAAAAACTCATTAGTTTTATCTTGAAACGTTTTATGACGCTGTTCAGCTATTTGTTGTTCTTTGTTGTATCTATTGAAAAAGTCCATGGCTTTTTGTTGTTCCTGAGTTACGCCGGGTCTCAACTTGATTTCGTCGTAATATTTACTCTTGGTATCGTCCAAAAACTTTCGGGCTTTAGCAATTTCTTCTTTATAAGCGAGTTTTTTCTTTTTAATATCTCGCTCTTCATCCATGTCTTCATCATATGAAAAATTATCTTCCATAATGAAATTTATTTCTTCTTGATCAAGATGTGGTTTAGTATTTTTATAATATTCTCTAAGTAAAGAAGTATCATCTATTTTAGAATAATCTCTATTTAATCTAGCATAATCTTCTATAGTTCCACCTGTTTCTTCCATAAAAGAAACTAATTTTTCAATATTTTCAGGTAATGGTTTTCCAGTAACCTTTTCATCTCTTATAGCTTCTTTATATTCTTTTTTAACTTCTTCTACTTCTTTAGCAGCTTCTTCAGTTATTTCAGATATAGGTGATACTATTTCTTTTTCTTCTTTAGCTTCAGTGGCAACGATTTTTTCTTCGTGTGTTTCTCCCACTTCTTTGCCATCTCCGGATGGTTCGCGTACATCCACTTTCGTTGTGCTTGACTCTTGAACGGCATCTTTTTTTGTTTCTTCTTTTACTTCTTCTTTTTTACTTAAATCAAGTTTATGAACTTTATTTGATTTAGTTTTTATTGAAGGTTTTTTAGCCTTAACCTTCAAGGGCTTTACTTCTTCTTTTTCTGACATAATATAATATAATAGTTAATAAAATATTAGGTTTTAACCTAATAATGGGTTTTGTTGATTTGATTCAAAATCAGTTGGTAATAAATCGTTTTTACGTTGATCAATAAGTTGGCTTTGTTGTGTAGCTTGTATTCTTGTTCTTTCGTCTTTACGATCTTCAATCATTTTTTCTTTTGCACTCATCTGATCTTTTTCCATTTGTTTTAATTTAATATCATATTGATATTTTAATTCTAACAATTGTCTATCTATTTCAGCTTTTTGTTGCATTTGGTTTATTTCAAATTGAGATTTAGCTTGTTCTACTTGAACTTCTGTCTCAGCTAAAGCTTGTTGCTTTTGCATTTCTGCTAATGCTGCTTTTTCAGCAGTTTCAGCATTTGCTTGAGCTTGAGCCTGTATATTAGCTTGAGCAGCTTGTTGATCTCGTTTTTGTTTAGCTTTTCTTCTTTGCTTAAGCATTTGATTAGCTAACTTAATATTTTTAATTTCTCTTAAATCTATAGCATCTTCTAAATCTATACCACCTGATTTTAAAGCTATTTGAATATTTTGTTCTAAAACTTGTTTTTCTTCTTCGTCAGGTTCAAGCTCTAAGAATATACCAAAATCATGTATATTTAAATCAGTTAGTTCATCTAGCGTAGCTACGTTGTATCTTGATATACTATTTTCTAAAGCTTGTCTAGTAAATGGAAACTCTAATGAATCTGCTATTCTAAGAGATATATTTTCACATGTTCTAGAAGTTAAGTAAAGCATTGCTTGCATTAAATGCCTAGTTGCAGTATTACTATTAGCAGCAGCTAATTTTTGTAAGCCTACTAAAGCATTTTTATCAGGGGTTGATCCATCTCTTGCTTCGTTAAGTCCGGTTACATCCCTTATCATTTGTAAATAGTATTGATAAGTTTGTATAAGACTTTGTATTTTAGCACCGCCTGATCCAGTCTGTAATTCTTGTATTGGAACTTTACCTCTATTTAAGTCACCATCTTGAGTTAAACTTCTACCTACAATAGAACCAGTTTGGAAATACATATTTAAAGCTTCAGCTGGGTTGTAATTAGTACCATTACCTAAATCAACTTCAGCTAGACCATCCATATCTAAATAAACACCATCAGGTACTACTCTTGATAGTACTTGTTGTATTTTAAGATGCGTTAATTGAATCATATCAGCAAAACCAGTGATACGATTAACTAATGAATCTATACGTCCTTTATACATTCTAGGAGCGCATATATTATAATTCATTTTAATCCTTGCAGTATCAGCAGTTGGTCTAGTCATATTCTCTGCTAACTCCCATTTTAACATCATAGGATGTCCTAATATTTTAGCTCCACTATATAGTGTTTCTATAGTTCTAGAAACTCTATCAAAATTATCGTTTTCAGGTGGATTAAAAGTATCAGGTTTTTCTAATGCTTTTTCAAGACCAGTATTAGTTTCTTTAATTTTAAATACTTGATCAGAATAACTTTTATATTCAAAGTATAATACTTGTACAGTTAAGTCATCATTTCTACCACTCCAGTTTCGTAAATATTCTTGATTACCTGGATACTTTTGTATAGTTTCCATTTCTTGATCTGTTAAGTATGGAAACTGCATTTTAAGATCAGATAATGAAACTGTCTTTACTTCACCTGCATAATATAAATCTTCAAAGTTAGGATCTTCAGTATATGAATAAACTAAAGCAGCTGGATCTACATAATCAACAGTTATTCCTTCAGCTTTATTCCAATTTGTTTTAACAGCTCCTATACCTAATATTGTTAAATCTTGGCATAGTCTACGTCTAGTTAAATCATATTTATTTCTATCTAGTACATCATTAATAACTTCTTCTTCAGCTATTTCAACAGACTGTTTATAATCTAGCTGTAAATGTAACTGTAATTCTTCTTCGCTTTCTAAACCTAATTCTTTGCTAATCTTACTTTGTACGTCAACTCCTAAAGTTTCTCTAAGTTGTTCTATTAAATCTCTTTCTTGAACATCTCTCATTAACTCTTTAGCGTAGTCTGTTCTTTTCTTAGTAGAAAAAGGATCTACAGCATAAGCTTTAATTTCATAATTTCTTTGCGACATACCATTAACTACTATATCTACAAACTTAGATATAACAGGTACTGGCTTCCAATCTAAATTAAGATAAGATAAATCACCATTAATAGCTAATTCATCTTTATATTTTTGTACAGGTTGTTCACCTCTAGCATATAATCTTAAATGATGATAATTATTGTAGTTAGTTGCATATCCAGCTCCATTATTGCCTCTGCCGCTATTTCTGAACCATTCACCTTCGATTGCTCTACCGACAGCAAGACCATAGTCTAAAGTAGCTTTTTCTGCATCAGGTACCACCTGATCCGGGAATGAACTATTATTAGTAGTATAAATCATCTATTTATTTTATTATTTTTGAACTTAATCCATCGTTATTATATCTTTTTATTCCTAAATTAATAGGTTGATATTTTCTTTCTGGATTTGGTCTATACTTATTTTTATTACAAGCCATAATAGCTAAACCTGAGCTTATTGAAGCATCATGCTTTGTTCTGTTATTAATATTAAACTTAGCCCAGTCTTCTAATGTCTTTTGATGGTACATATCACCGTAACCATCTTCTCTTAATCCTACATAAGTTTCTATATAAGATTCTATAGCAGCAGCGTGTGCTTGCTTAATGTCTTCACTTGAGTTAGGTATTCCACCTATTTCTTTTTCAGTTGTAGAAAGTTTATTCCAAACTTTATCAGGGCGATTCATAGAATAACCTCTATAACCTCTTCTTTTTAAATAGTATAAAAACCTAGGTTTGTTATTTTCAGCAAGTATAGGCATGCCGTAAAATACCATAGCCATTAATACATCTTCAAAGAATATCTCAGCTGTTTGCGGCCTTGATATATATTCTAAAAAGAAATGATTTGGCGGTACGTCTTCCATTGAAAACTTTGTAAGCCCGTGTAAAGCTCCATTAGAACCTTTACCGTCAACTGTGCCTGATATATCGTAGCTATCTAAACCAAAAGCTCCAGTGTGTTCATTTCCAGGGTATTTAACTCCATTCTTTAGTATCACTCGATTCTGGAGGTTTTTAGGTGGAACCCAGCTTATCTGGAACCTACCATTTCTATTTGGACTAAATATAACCCTTGAATCTTTAATACCGTTTTCCCATTGAAAACTACCTGTTGTAACAGCTGCTGAATTATTAAGCTCAGCATTAAAATCAATTTGTTCGTATATTTTAGTCAAGTTAAATAAACTATCTTTTGTTTCGTCTCTAAAAGCATGTGCTTCAGTTCTTGGAAACTGTCTATAGTATTCATTTAAACCATCAGGATCTTCTCTTAAACCGTCGACTTCGTTTTCCCAGTGTTCGATAACTCCTGTTGTAATTTCATAGCCATCAACTCCTTTGACTGGAGTTTTGCCTCCAATGAAGACAGGTAATCCATTAGTATCGATGAATCCTTCGTAGTTCCATTCCATAGGAATGAACAAGCTATAGAGCCCAGAAGATGTTTGTCCGTTTCTATTTCTTTTAGTAACGTCTGAAGCGTAGTATAATTTTTTAAAGTTGTCTCCACCTTTGTCTAAAGCGTTTGAAGTTGAGCCCATCATACATTTACCTACAATTCTAGAACCAAGACGTAGTGTAGTTTTTGTAACCCTCCAGTTGTTTAATATATTATCAGGTCTTTCCCATTTACCACTTTCATCATGAGCTAATAGTTTTAGCTTTTCACCATCATAAGAGTTATCACCTGTATTTTTCCAGTCAATAGTTGTATCAAGACCATCTAGTTCCCTAAGTTGTTCAT